CATCGCGCGTGCCAGGCCGGTGGTAGGAATTGACCCACACCTTGACCCCGTTGGGTGCGCGCCAGTGCGGCGCCTGCATGCCCTGATAGGTGGCGCAGTAGACCCACCCCAGCGGCACCAGCACCGACTCGGCCAGCGACCCGAACGCGCGCGCGGCCTGCGCAGCTCGGGGGTACACCAGCATCCCATCCTCGTCGGGGCGGGACCGGCTCAGGGCCTCCATTGCGAGCGCGATGCCGTGGGTCTTGCCGCACCCCCAGCCGCCCACCACAGCGATGCGACGGGCGCCGGTGGCAATCTGGCCCAGCAGCCACGCTTGAAAGTCGTTGATGGTGCGGTCAGTCGGCATCTGGCTCAGGCATTCCCAACGTCTGCCCGTTCTCCACCGACAGCACGCGAGGTGCATGGGTCGCGGCCTCGCGCAGAATCGCCATGATGTCCGGCCCGCCGCTATGCTCGACCTGCACCTGCTGCGGCGCATCGGCGCCGGTCATCTTCGCCAGCGAGTCAAGCGACCGCTGTACCACCGACGCGCACCTCGCCGCGTCGCCGCGCTCGCCCTCGTTCAGTGCGGCCACCGCCTCTTGACCGAAGCGAGCCGCAAGGGCCATGTGCCGCTGCATCAGTTCCAGCCGCATCGACCGGAGGTCGGCCTCCTGCCACTCGGCGCGCTGCCGCAACCCATCGCTGACGTACTCGGCCACGGTGGACGGGTGCACCTTGAGCAGCGCGGCGGTCGAGTCGTGGGTCTCGCCGTTCAGGAATCGCTTGGTCGCGATGGTGACCCGCTCCTGCCGCTGGTCCTGGCTGATGGTCGAGGACTTCCCGCGCGGGCCCTTTGGCTTCGCACGGATTGAACGTACACCCGCGCGCTTGCAGGCGTTGCGGCACCCCGACTCGCTGACGCCGTGTTCACGGGCTGCGGCACCGTAGGACGCGCCACGGCGCACGGCCTCAACGGCAGCCTGCATCGGGGTCAGGTCTTGGCGCGGCTGGGTGGTCACCCTCGCCTCCCATCCGGCCCAGCATGCCGCGGCCCCACCGCCTCGGTCCTGCGCTTGACCTCCTGCGCCACGGCCATCAGCCGCGCTTCAATGCGTTCTGCTTCGGTCATGCGCCACCCGCGCCCGCGCCTCAAGTTGCTGAATCCGCCGCGCTGCATCCTCTGCGCAACGCTGGTGGTGCATCGCCCTGCTGCACTCGTGCCGCCTGCGGAACCGCTCGGCGCTGCGCAACTGGGCCTTGTGCGTCTTGTACGCGGCGCGAAGTTCAGCAAGCCTGCGCGCCTCATCAGCGACCTGGACCGTTGCCACGTCGCCCGCCATCGCCGCAGCGATGGACACCAAGCGCCGCAGCTCATCGGCCACCGTGACCGACTCAAGCGCCGCAATCAGCTCGTCAGCAGGCGTCACGTCAAAACTCCGGTGCGTCCAGCAGGCCGGCCGCCTCGCACTCGGCCTCGAAGATGGCGCGAGCCTGGCGCACGGCGTCGAGCAGCGCGTCGAGCTTCGCCAGCCGCTCGACGGCGGTGTGCGCCGTCTGCGGGCCGCAGTTCAGGTCCAGGCTGATGAAGCGGGAGCAGTCGCCCACGGCGAAGGACGCCACCACGCGGGCGGGCTCACCGTCGCGCCGGCAGTGGAAGTGCACCGACCCCCGGTCAGGCGAGCCGGGGGCGTTGAGGAAGGCGCGCAGGCCCTTGGGGCTCACAACCCACCCCCAAACAGGGTCATCTGCCCCTCATCCGGCCGCAGGCAGTGCGGGCTGAACCACAGCCGCTCGCGTTTGGCGTTGGCGTTGTGCCCCTCGCCGCGGTTGCCGTATCCGGCGCCTCGGGCGCGGTCTTTGTTCGCATCCCACGCCACGGTCACCCACCCATCAGGCACCTCGCGCCCGTCATCGTAACCCGCCACGCAGATGCGCAGCGCGGGGTCGTCACCACGCTCGCAGGCCCACCGCCACACGTCAGCCGCGATGGCGCGGTCATGCTCAACGCCATCGGTCGCTGCATAGGCATCATCGAAGCCCTCGCCGTAGGGTGGGTCCAAGAACACGCCGACCTTGCGACCGCCTGCCTGAGCGCGCCCGCCGAACGGCCACAGCGCAGCCCCCAGCACACGCGACCAGTCGCCGCACGCCACGCGCACGTCGCGCAGCCGGGCAGCCAGCGGCGCAAGATGCCCCCACGCCCGCCCCGTGTCGCCGAGGTGCGGCAGCTGTCGGTTGATGCCCTGCCCCGTGTTGCCGAGGTCGCCGCTATGAACAAGTCGCCCCTCAGTGTCCGCGGCCCACGGCCCTTTGCCACTGCACCACCCCGAGCCGATCCATGCGCAGACGCCCCACACCCACCACCCCGCCGCCTTGGCGTCGAACCATCCGGGGTCACCCATCAGCCGCTCGGTGATGCGCTCGCGCTGCCCCACAAGCCACAGGTGTCGCGCGTGCAGGTCGGCTTCGTTGACGGGCCAGTCAGCATGACGTGCCACGGCTTCGGGGTCAGCAGTCATCGCGCGCCAGAAGTTCGACAACAACCCGTCGGCGTCGTTGACCGTCTCCACCAACCGCGGGCCGTCGGGTCGCCAATGCGGGCGCCCGAGCAGCACCGCGCCCGAACCAAAGAACGGCTCGACGTAGTTGGACACGTTGCCGAACCGCCGCCACACCTCAGCAGCCATGGCCGACTTGCCCCCGAAGTAGGGGAACGGGGCTTTGATGGTCACCCTCGCCTCCCATCCGGCCCCGCATAGCGCGGGCCTGGCGCACCCTGCCGGCGCCGAATCTCCTCACGCGGCACGCCCAGCAGCGACGGGATAGCCTTGACCGCCGCCTCCCACGGTGCGCGAGCTGCGCGGGCACGCTCCACCTCGCGGGTCAGGGCGAGCACGTCAGCGTCAGCCTCGGCCAGCGCCTTGACTGTCTGGATGCTCTTGATGCCGCCTGCAATAACCCGAGCCTTGGCAACCGCCAGCGCCCCGGCATGGGCGCCCTTGAGCATCTGCACAGCCATATCATGCGCGGCATGCTGCGCGCCGGCATAGGCCATCCATCCAGCAAAGTGCGCGTGCCACTGTGCCACCTCAGCATCCCGCAGGCCGGTCAGGTCGAAGTCGGCCAGGGCCACAATCGCGCGCTTGCCATCACCAAGGCTCACCACCATCCGGTCATATGGCACGCCGTCGGCAGGCTGATACGCCGGCATGATGCCGTCGGCCCGCATTTGCTCGCGGGCGTGCTCTAGAGCCTCGGCGGCGGTACGGGGATCGCTCATCGCCCACCCCCATCCGGCACACTCGGCGGCCACGTCGGCGGCCGGTCAGGCTCAGGCGGCACGGGCGCGGGCGGCCAGGTGGGCACGTCACCTGCGTCACGCATCGGAAAGCACCACGGCACCATATGCCTCCAGCACGTTCACAGCAGCACGCACCACCTCGGCGGGCGACAAGTTGTCCAGGCATGGCCCCATCGCCTCCCGCAGCGGCGCCACCACCTCGGCTGCGGCGTCATGCTGCGTCTTGCGTGCCGCCTCCACTTCGCTCCGCAGCCGGCCCGCCGTGTCCACCAACAGCCCCCACGGGGCATCGGCAGCCATGTGCAGGGCGTCGCGCATCTGCTGGACCATGCGCCCCACGTCGGGCGTGGCAGGCTGCTGCAGCTCAGGCGAGCCCAAGGCCACCACCACGCGGTTGAGCGCGGCGGTGTGCCCATGCTCGCCGCGGGCCACGGCAGCAGCCTTGAGCAACGCGACGGCGCGCGCCTCGGCGGACTCGGGCTGGAGCTCAAAATCATGATAGGCGTAGGGGCCATCGGTGCTCCGCTCCACGACGCACACCACGCCGTCACGCCCTCCCCACGGCGGGTTGCCCTCGACGCGCACCCCGCCGCCCAATTCCCACGCAGCCTCCTGCACGCCCATCACAGCGCCTCCAGCGCATCGGCGTACCTCTGCACAAAGACGGACGCCGCGTCCACCGACAGCCCCGGCCGGTCATCCTTGAGCGCCTTCGTTGCGCGCAGGGCCGACCCCTCGC